GTCGAGGGCTGAGATCGCTCGTGAGTTCACGCGTGCTGTGGTCGGCAGCCGTTATGCTGTGTCCTCCGTTGGCCGGGCTGAGTTGCGCCTTGAGCCCGGTGCGATTGAGTTGGAAGCTGACCTGGTTGCTTCTGAGTTGCTGCGCATGGGCATACGGGATGTTGAGGTTTTGCGCGACTTGGTCACGCAGGCTGGTGCAACTTTCGCGAGAAGAGCTGGGAAGGCAGCCCGTGCGACGGGGCAACTGACCGCACGCCGAGCACGGGGAGTGGCGCAAGCAGCTCGCACGGTCGCAAGGCGCGGGTTGCAGTTGCCTGGGGAAGCTGTCTGTGCGGTTGACCACCCGGCAGCGCTAGAGCGGCGGTTGCGGCCTGTCTTAACACCGCTTTGGAAGCTCACGAAGATCGGCGGTGTTCACCGATGGCATCCACTCGAGACGCTAGACACCGGATTCGACGAGAAGGCCGTGACGGTACCGGGGGTCGACCATTTCGTGCCGTTGAACAAGGTCGACCAGATCGAGGCCGCGAAGCTGTTCAACAGCGCGACAGATGTCTTGGGCGAAGCGGCCGAGCGGTTCGAGGTGGCCGGTTCCGCGTACAAGAAGGGAATCGTGTCGGCTTTACCACCGTCGCACCCGAACTACGCGCGATTGGCGAAGATGGTGGGGCCACTAGCTCATCGACCGAAGATCGAGGGCCACAAAGAGGCCGCAGTGCTCCGCCGAGCAGCGCTGGCACAAGCCGGGAAAGCGCTCGAAGGTGCAATCGTGGGTATGATCTCGCCGAGTCACGCGATGATCCATACCTTCCCGAACGCTGCGATTTGGCGCAGAGTGAGCAGTGGGGCGGATGCCGCCAGGCATGCTAAGCATTGCTCGTTCTGCAAGTCTCCGACTTGCAAGCTCCTCGAGCAAGCGCGCGCGGATGCTCGGGTCACGGACACCTCGTCGCTGGGTATGGCGGCTTCCTTCTTCAAGCGGTTTGACACGCAGTCGCTGGTGCTCATGCACGTCGAACCGGAGCTGGAAGCGGACGACTTGCTGCGGTTGATGGTCGAGGCTGGGATTTGGAACGGCTACTCGCTTGTTTCGCGTGATTGGCGCGTGCTCGTCGGAGGTCATGCACATGATGACCTCATCGGAATGACAAGCGTGGTCAAGCACAACAAGGTGATCACGTCGTTCCACGACTCCGGCCAATACGTTGATGAACGCTCAGCGGTGGTGAAGTTGTTTCGGCCGACCGGCTACCGGGGCCACTCGTTGCGTCGGACTGCGCTGTTCGGTGAGAAGGCCACCTGGTACTTCGAGCTGAACGTCTCGACTAGCTGTGTCGCGACACGCTGTGTACCTGGGGTGGAGCGCTTCTACTTCATCCGGATTCCGTCGCCAGATGGGGTTGACAACACGGTGATGGTCGAGCGAGAAGGCTTTGACCGGGTGTTGTCCACGTACCGGACGCAGGCTATCAAGGACATCGAGACTGCGAAGATATGTCTCCGTCAGTCGACGGTGACGTACTCGATTGCTGGGACGCAAGTGACGCCGCGCTTGCCGCTGACGAACACTCAGTTCGAGGCGTTGGCGGTTTGGTTACTGGTGTACTCCGAGGTCCAAGACGCGGTGGCAAGGCGGACAGCAGCAACGTTGACGCAGCCGAGCGCTGGTGCGTTGATCTCGTCAAGCATCTGGTCGGGTGTAAAGGAACGGATGACTGCGACTGCGGCCGGCCAAATGGCACTCGGTTCATATTCAGCCGTGGAGGAAGCGCTCGGTTCCTACCGCCGACACATCCAGGAAAAGAGTCTGGATCAGCTCTCCGAAGATGCAATGGTTGAGATCTTTGGTGAAGCGGTGTCGACGACTTCGGCGGGCAGGTCGTTCATCGATCGCTGGTGCAAGCTCCCCGACCTGGCCGGGAAAATGTGGTCAGGACGCAAAGCACTGACCGGTAGTGTGATGGCCAGCTGGCGGAAAGGCTTCCACTACGCTGACCTCGTCGTTGTCGGTGGGTTGCTGGGGGTGCATGTGAGCGTAGAAACCGTCGGCTTGCTGGCAGATTTCCTGACCGTCGTGCTGCGATTGGGCGGTTTTGTGGAGTCTGCCTCGCGGCTAAATGCGTTCGTGCGACACACAACGTGGTTCCGCACAAAGGGTGAGCACTTCTGGTTGGCGGCGCAAAAGGCACAACGGCTCGACTTCCAGGCGGCAACGATCGACATTGTGGAAACCTTCTACAATACGTTCTCAGAAGACTGGGCCGCCGAGTTTGTCGCCAGCGAGGAGTACCGGAAGGAAGAAGAGGCGCACCGCATTTTGGATGAGCAGGCGCGGTTGCCTTATTCCGATTTCTTGTCGGAAGTCAAATCGTTCCTCGGCCGTTACAACCTGCGGGAAGAGAGGCTGGTGGCCACCGGCAAGTTGCTGCTCGCTTTCCAGAATGATCGCCGCCACGCTGACCCGAGACAGCGCGCTCGCATGGTGCACATGCTCAAGACGGACCAGAGCGCACCACAACCTGTGGCGCGGTTGCCGTACATGCATTTCGCGCTCGGGGACAAGCCAGAGCTTCGCCCGATACCAGTGCGCCTGAACGGAAGGCAAGGCCTCTGCACAGACATTCGCGAAGTGTTTGGGCGGAATGAAGCATTCGAGTTGCAACCGGTCGGCAACGTAGGTAGCGTCGTGCACCGCTTGCAGGTCGTCGACGGGGTGGTAGACTTCACGCCCATCCACCAATTGATGGAACTGGTCCATCCGGGCGGCAACGTCAATCCTGCAAACGATGCGGCGTTGGTTTCGTTGTCGCCTGACGAGCGTGGAGCCGAATTGCAGCAACGCATGATCGAGCATGCAGTCGCGGGGCGGCAGTATTCTCTGTTTTGCGATGAGGATGCGTTGCGCCCGTGGCTCACGCGCGCGATAGCGAACTCGAACCTCGCGCCTGTGACCACCATGCTCGAGTCTTGCCAGAACGGGAACATGCTGGCTGCTACGCCGCGGTGGGTGGCACATATCGATGGGTTGGCGATGGGAGGCAAGTCCGCTGGGATCCGGCGGTGGATCACGAACGAGGACCTCATTGTCGTGCCCACGAAGAAGCTGCGTTCCGAGTGGTTGGAGGCGCTCGGCAAGCTGGACCCCCTTCGCCGCGCAACGGTGGTCACCCAACATGAAGCCTTGGTGAAGAAGTACACCACGGGCTTCGTGGTCATAGACGAGGCCTACACTTTCGATCCGCAGCATCTGCAGTTAATCGCGAATCGGCACCGGAATTGCAAGGGGGTCATCACCGTTGGTGACGGGCACCAAATCCAAAACGTTTTCAAAGGTGAAGGCGACGTGTCTTTGGACCCTTCTCTGGTGAGATGCAAGATGATCGTCCCTGTGAGCTTCACCCCTTGGGATGTCATGGTAGTGTACTTGTCGCTGAACTCAGGCCCGATACGCGCAGAGAAATACTATTGTGGCAGTTCTTCGTGCGAGGGGTTGCTGTATACGCTGCGTGACGACGAGACGCTTGTACCAGGCGAAGGGGACATCGCGTTGGCAGGGACGCAAGCGTGCAAGGCTACCCTCGTGAGCCGTGGTTTGGCTGATGCCATCACAGCGCATGAGGCGCAAGGTGCCCGATCGCAGTATACGATCATTCAGACCGCGGGTACGCTGCGATCAGACTTGGCCTGGTTCGGTCGGCCAGAATTCAATGCCCACATGGGGGTGGCGATTACTAGAGCTAGGCTTGGCACGGTCGTCGTGGTCAATGCGTTGGGGGATCTGAGCCCTTGGAACTGGGTAGACGTCGGCGTCAATGGTAAACTGCCTTCGACGTGCATCTTTGGCGGTACGTTCTGGGATCTGGTTGATCCCAGAGTCATTGACGAGGCCCTTGAGACGTACATCCATGAGCCGCAGCTCAAGGAGACTCACCTAACTGAGCGGGCCTTGACCAATCCGATCTCTATCGGTACCGTCTTCGCAGACGGCGAACCGGTGGCAAAGTCGGAGTTGAGGGTCAACGTCGAATTGACCAGCGGAGTGAAGTTCACCGACTTGGGCATCCGAGCGTCTGACGACTTCGACAACTACACGCTGCAACCGAGGGACGCACCTGGTGTCGACCAAATCACGGCATTGACACGAGCCACCAAGCGGCCGAAACCGACGATGAATGACTTCAAGGACGCTGAGGTGATCGTGAACCGGATAATGGATCAAGTCATAGATCCAAAGCTGTTCTTTGCCCACGTGAGTAACAGTCGAAGGTGTGCGATCGCTCGACGTGAGCGGCATCAGGTCATCGACGGTTGCTACGCCGAGACCGAGTCCAGGCGGTCGGCAATATCTTTTGCCTTCTTGAAACCCGAGTTCGCAAAGAAGGCATCAGAGTTGTCGGGAGGCGGTGAACTGAAGGCACAAGGCATCATCACCGCCTCAGCAGCGCAGCAGGCTGTGTTCATGGATGCCTGCGATGCGTTGACGCACGCTTGGGCGAGGTCAATGAGGCAGGGGAAGTACTCGCCCGTGGGGTTCAAAGAACAAGACATCGATTCGATCCTGACAACATTCGAATCGTCAGTCGAGTTCGACCTCGAAAAGCAGGACTCATCGCACGCTGCAGTTCATGTGTTGGTGGCTTGCAGGTTCCTCGAGCTGGCTGCAGACAAGTTGGGATTGTCTGCAATGGCACTGGAGTTGCGTACGCAACGCTCGGTGAGGATGATGCAGGACCCGTTCACTTTCGTTCTGCAAATGAGCTTGGCTAGTGGTGACCCTTGGACGCTTATCTTCAACAAGATCATGGCGGTCAGCTCGCTTGTGTCAGTTTGCAACTTGAACGGGGTCCGCATGTTGCAGACCGGGGACGACATCACGCTGGACCGGCAACCGCGTTGGGACCACGACGAAGGCTATAAGGCCCAAGTGTCAGCAAACCGCGGCCTGACTTGGAAGCGCGAAGTGCGCTCGCAGCGCGAGGCTGGGGTGACCTTCATCAGTCGTGGTGCGCTGCCGAACCGTACCGTCGTCTATAAGGCACTGAGAACAGTGCTTAAATACACGACGAGAAAACGGACCCGGTTGCAGCACGCTGCGTACGGCGCGGACACCAAGCGCCTACTGGCGGCGTCAGCCCGGCTCGGGCTGATGGCGTACGTGGAGGTAAGATGCCGAGTCTTCGGGGGCGAACCTGATGTGGTGTACGACATGTGGACTAGAGCGATAGCGCTGGCACAGATGCCATTTGACGCTCTACCACAGAATCTGCGTGACGACAGCGAGAAAGC